TATAGGACAAGGTGCAAAGGCATCGGTATCCGTTGGATTTGGTTCAAGTATTACTCAATTTGAATTAGAAGAACCCGGCATCGCATATAAAGTTGGAGATGTTCTTACTGTTAGTGGAATAGTTACTGACCCATCTGTTGGAGTTGGATTTAGTGAATTTAGAATCACTGTTCTAGAAACAATGACTGATAAATTTGGTGGTTTTTATCCTGGACAATTTGTTAAGTTTGATGATATTAGTCCATTGTTTAATGGCACAAAAACTAAATTTACTTTAACAGTTACTCAAGGTGGAGTTACTGACATTTTAAGTCTTAAAACTGATACTAGTACAGATTTAAAGATTGAAAATAATCTTTTTGTTTACATTAATGATGTCTTACAAGAACCATTAGTAGCATATACTTTTTCAGGTTCTAGACTTACTTTTAAAGAACCTCCAAAACCAAACTCAAAATGCTATATTTTATTCTATAGAGGATCCGATTTGGACGTTGAACAAATTGATCCTCCAAAAACAATTAAAGAAGGAGATATTGTTCAAATTGTGGAAAATATTTTAGATCCATTTGATAGATCACAATTTGATAGAGTTGTTAAGAGAATTATTTCTTCAAATTCTTTAGATACTTTTACATATGATAGTCTTGGAATCAACATTGATCCATTAAAAGAAAGACCACTCAAATGGAGAAAACAAACTTCGGATGCTATTATAAATGGAGTTTTGTATTCAAAATCAAGACCTGATCTAAAAGCAAGAATTACTCCTACAACAAAAATTATTAAAAATGTTGGAATTTCTGATGATACAATTTATGTAAATAATGCTTTCCCACTATTCACTGCAGTAGATCAAATAACTGAAGAGTTAAAGGATATTGAAATTGTTGAAAACAGAGAAATTTTACCAGCTTTGGCTTCGGCAGTAGTATCTACTGCTACCACTATTTCTGAAATTAATATAGATTTCCCCGGAGTTGGTTATGCATTAACTAATTCTCCTTCTGTTGCAATTTCTTCATCAAGGATTATTAAAAAAGATCCAATTTATAATTGGAAATCGTCTGTTGGTATTTCTACAAATTATAATTTTAATTCAATAGTATATGGGAATTCTCTAGTTTCTGTTGGTTCTAGTGGACTAGTTGGAATTAGTACCAATGGAATCAATTGGGACACCTCTAATATAGGATATGGAGGAACAGTTTCATTTAATCACATTACTTTTGCATCAACAAACAAATATATTGCCGTTGGAAGTACTGCAATCGCTGTATATGCTACTGGAGTTGGATCGACTTTATCTTCTTGGAGTCAATATACTTTATATAAAGAAACTTTCATTATAGGTAATCCAAATCCACTTATAACATTAAGTCCATTTGTAGGGGAGTTATATGGTTCATCATATTCTAATTTGAGAGATACGTTAGTTATTGTTGGAAGCGATTCTACAATATTTACTGCAGTTGGAATTACAACGACTGGATTGCTCCAAAAAATACCACCATCATTTGCCAATCTTAATAGTATCACCAATAATGAATCTATATTTGTCTCTGTTGGAGATGATGGTACGATTGTATATTCTGATTTTGGAAATATTTGGACAAGAATTGCAAATCTTGGAACATCAGAAAACCTAAAGTGTATAATATGGGATAAAACTAAATTTGTTGTTTGTGGAAATAACGGGACAATATTAACTTCTTCTTCTGGATTTGATTCTTGGAATATAATTTCAACTGATGTGTCTGTAGATTTTGAAAAAATTGTATACTATGATGGTTTTTACGTATCTCTCACTTCTTTAGGAGAATTATACTATTCATTTAACTTATCAAATTGGGTATCAAGATCTACATTACAATCAAATGCACTTAAGGATTTAATCTTTATAAATTCTTTTGGTGATAATGGAAGATACATTGCTGTTGGATCTGCTGGAACTGCAATATATGCAGAGCCCATTTATAACAGAGCAACTGCAACATCAAGTGTAAGTAATGGAATTGTTACATCAATAACCATAACTAACGGTGGATTTGGATATTCTCAACAAGTTCCCCCTCCTGTAATTATCGATTACGATACTACTAAATCGGAAAAAGTTTTCTCGATTAAATCTGAAGGTGATTATGGAATAATTAAAAGTATTGGAGTTGGTGCATCAACAATTAACTTCACTTTAGAGTCTGAAAAATATGACAATAGTACTTTAGGTTTAGGATATAGTTCATTAAATAATTATGGTGTCCAATATAGTAATCTTAAAGTTGGTGACTATTTTGTGATTTATGATAGCAATGTGATCGCTGGACATGCTTTAACTGGAATTTCAACATATTTGGGTGGTTTGGGCAATTATCCAAATTCTAGAGTAGGAACAGCAGTATCCTTTATTGATGGACTTTATAGAGTAGAAAGAGTCACATCACCAGTGGCAGGAATAATTACTGTCGGATGCAATTTTACATTCTCCCCATCTGGCGGAGCAATTCAAATAAGTGCATTTGAAAATCCAAAAGGATATATCGGCAAATACACTTGGGGTAAAATATATGGTTTCCAAAATAGGTCAAGAGAATCACCAAGTAGTTTTGAAGTTAATACTAATAATGGACTCGTTGGTTTATCAACTGCTCCAGATGTTTATAGAACTCGTGGTGTAGTTTAACTAATAAATAAAAAAAAGTGTCTACGTAAAATGCCTGCAATCATATCTGAACAGTTTAGAATAATGAACGCTGATACCTTCGTAAAAAGTTTGGTATCCGTTGGAAACACTGCAAATAATTATTATACTTTTATTGGACAACCCAATTCAACTAATGAAAAAGCAAATGGATCTCCAAATTGGGGATCTGGAATACCTCCTCTTGATGGATTTCAAGAAGAAAGTCAAATAAAAGAAACAATAGTTGCTATGAAAAAAGTGACTAGTAGTGATGTAAAAAAAATGATTAGAAAAGTCGAATGGACGGCAGGTATAACCTATGAAATGTATAGACATGATTATTCAGTATACAATAAAACTCCCATTACGAATCAATCAAGTTTATATAGTGCAAATTATTATGTAATAAATGAAGATTTAAGAGTTTATATTTGCTTAAATAATGGAACAGATCCAGAAAATCCAGCAGGTAGACCCTCTCTCGATGAACCATCTTTTATTGATTTAGAACCAAGAGCAGCAGGTACAAGTGGAGATGGATATATTTGGAAATACCTTTATACTATAAAACCATCAGAAATTGTAAAATTTGATTCTATTGAATATATTCCTGTTCCTGATGATTGGGGATCGGTAGGAGAAAGTATTTCTACAAAAAATAATGCAATAGATGGTAAGATTGAAATTATTACCGTTTCCGATAGAGGTAGTGGATATCAACCTATTTCAAGATCATTTACAAATATACCCATACTTGGAGATGGTGTTGGTGGAAAAGCAACTATAACTGTCGATTCCTTTGGAAAAGTATCAGAGGTCTTTGTTACTGATGGGGGATCTGGTTATACTAAAGGAATTATTAATTTTTCTCCAGGAGCTCCTGGAATTTCAAATGAACTTTCCAATGATTCGGAAATAGCTTCATTTAATGTAATAATTCCGCCAAAAGGAGGACATGGATATGATATCTATAGAGAACTTGGTGCATATAGAGTTTTAATTTATTCTCGTTACAATACAGATGAAACAAATCCAGATGTAATTGTCGGAAATGATTTTGCTAGAGTAGGAATAATTAAAAATCCAACTGTTTTTGGTAGCGATACTGTTTTATTGAATACTTCAGAAGTAAGTGCATTAAACTCCTTAAAATTGGCAGGAGTAACTACACAGACTACATATGCAGTAGATTCAATTATAACTCAAACAGTTGGAACTGGTGTTACTGCAATTGGATTTGTTGCTTCTTGGGATAATATAACTGGGATTTTAAAATATTATCAACCTGTTGGACTTGCCACAGAAAGAGTAAATTATAAAATTACTAATTTTACATCTTCTCCATCTTTAGGTGGTTCTTTGCAAATATCTTGTGATAATATTATTGGACCAGTTTTATCAATTGATACATCATTTACTGGTGTTAGTACTGTAATAAATAGTAGGACATATCAGTTGGGAAGCAATTTTATTGCTGGAATTTCATCTGCAGAATATAATAAAAAGTCTGGTGAAATAATTTATATTGACAACAGACAATCAATTCCTAGATCCTCAAGCCAAAAAGAAGATATTAAAATCGTATTGGAGTTCTAAAGTCAAATGCCTCAAAATATTAATCTCAATGTATCTCCATACTTTGATGACTTTAATGAATCTAAAAATTATCAAAGGGTACTGTTTAAACCGGGAACTCCCATTCAAGCAAGGGAGTTAACCACC